GGCATCTTTCAGGCTTTTTGCGAAACTATCTTTTTGATATCCGTGTCGTTCTACAAGTCTGTCTGCAACTGTTCCTTTACCAGAACCTATTAAACCTACTATACCTATTAACATAGGATTATTATACTATTTTTTTAAACGTTTTTCAATCTCTTTGATTGCTTTTCTTACAGATCTCAATATGGATGCTCTCAAGGTCTTCTTGCGTTCTTTCAACGCTTTTATGCTCATGATTTCCAACTCCTCTACCAACTTTTCCAGCTCATCCAGTGAGAGGTCAGAGTAATTTTTGTAATTGGATTTTTTCATTGCAGGGTATTTAAATGATGATCTTGGTCAATTAACCAATAACAAAACTGTGTGGCGTTCCGCCTTCTTGGAAGTTTCCTATGTCTGCTTCCAATCTTTCGATCTCTGCTTGACCTTCGTTCTTCAATGCATCACCGTTCAGTGTCGTGCCACCTTGTGGACCTGCGATTGTGTTGAACTTGCCTCTGGCCTCACCTAGCATAATCTTAGATACAGCAAGTGTGTAATCTCTGATCCATGGTTTAGAGTATATGTCTTTGAAAAGTGTGATGTCAGGCCTAAAGTTGTCAGTGTGCATGAGAACTGTTTCGTTGTCAGCTCTGGGCCTTTGTGTGATCGTTAATTTTTTTGTTGCCACGTCAAAATGAAACTGTATGAAACTTCCAAACATCTTTCCTACTAATTCTTGGTATGATGCAAACGCATAGTAAGTAGCCAATCCACCTGTCGCACCTGCTCGTAACAAGTATGTGTTTGTGTATGCCAAGTTAAACGGTTCAAACAATGTTCCACCTTCTCCACCTTCAGTCCTTGATCCCACAGTCCGCCTGTTAAGATTTCTCACATTGATGATCTCATCTGGTAAGATATAGGTGTTTTGATTCTTCTTCAATTCAAGGAAAGCATATGATTCTTCAACAGCATTCGAAGATCTCTGTCTAAATTTGTTCACAGCTCTTTCCAGTGCCGTTTGATAGTGTTTTGGGTCTAATTCAACGTCAATCATCCCGTCACCGAGATTGTTCTTGACGTAATCGAAAATTTCCTGTTGTCCTGTTTGTAGTTCTGACATACTCATATTTATAGTCATTGCCTGTGCAATAAATATGTATGATATGCCAAGATTATCCATTTTTAAGCCTGAAAAGGGCAATGACTACAAGTTCTTCGATCGAAACATCAAGGAGATGTTTACCGTGGGTGGCACAGACTTACACCTACACAAATATCTAGGACCCTACGATCAGGGAGACACAAACAAAGACGGACCGGCGAGTCCCAGTCAGCCTAGGGTGACAGGATCAGATCTTAACGAGACTACCATACAGGATTTATTATTTTTAGAAAACAGAGACAGGAAATATTCTAGCGATGTGTACACTGTGCGAGGAATATACAATGTGCAAGATGCAGATTTCAACCTTTCCCAGTTTGGTATGTTCCTACAGAATGACACACTATTCCTTACAGTACATTTGAACGATATCGTGGAAAGAATTGGTAGGAAACCAATGAGTGGTGATGTAATAGAATTCCCACACATGAAGGAAGATTATTCACTAGACGAGAGTGTGCCAATTGCATTGAAAAGATACTACGTGGTAGAAGATGTGAACAGAGCCGCGGAAGGATTTAGTCAAACTTGGTGGCCACATCTGTTGAGATTGAAGATGAAAACTTTAGTGGATTCACAAGAATTCAAAGACATCATAGGCGATGCAACAACTACAGGATCAGTTGCCAGTTACATGAGCACATACAACAGAGAGAAAACCATCAACGATCAGATCGTTGCACAGGCAGAGCAGGATGCTCCAAAGGCAGGATTCAATTACAAACAATACTATGTTGCACCAATCGATGAAAGAGGCAATATTAGGACAGAAAATGTGAACACAGAAGCACAGAGGGCCAGCAGTGATAACACGGTGAATGCTACCATAGACACACCAGCAAGTTCACACTACGGATTCTACTTGGACGGAGACGGTGTTGCACCAAACGGAAATCCAGCAGGATTTGGTATTACATTCCCAACATCCGGCGTTGATCAAGGCGATTATTTCTTGAGGACAGATTTCTTACCTAACAGATTGTTCAGGTACGACGGAGTCAGATGGGTCAAAATCGAAGACAGTGTTAGAATAACTACAACGAACAATGATTCTAGAGGAAATTATAAAACAAGTTTTGTAAACAATTCTACAGAATCAACAATAAACGGATTAACAGTTAAACAGAGGCAGTCTTTGACAGATGCACTGAAACCAAAGGCTGACAATTAAGAATGCTACACTTTTACGAAGGACAGGTTAGGAAATTCCTCACTCAATTCATTAGGATCTTGAGTAACTTTTCCGTGGAGACGGGCAAAGGCAGTGATGGTTCTGTACAACTAAGGGCAGTGCCGGTGGTGTACGGAGATCCAACAAGACAGGTTGCAAATATCATCAGGAACAATTCAGAGAACGCACTACAGTACGCACCTAGGATTGCGGCTTACGTGAGAGAACTGAATTACGACAGGGATAGGATGCAGAATCCTTATCACATAGAAAAACAACATTTGAGAGAAAGAGGCATAGACGCAGATGGAAACTACACCAACGAGATGGGTGCAGGTTACACCGTTGAGAAAGTGATGCCATCTCCATTCAGGATGGAGGTATCAGCGGACATTTGGACCACAAACACAGATCAGAAACTACAGATAATGGAACAGATATTGTATCTGTTTAACCCAGACTTCGAGATACAGAAAACAGACAACTACATCGACTGGACCAGTTTGAGTTACGTTGAACTGACAGGTACAACATTCAGTTCGAGGACCATACCCGTTGGTGCAGATTCAGAGATAGATGTTGCAACACTGACATTCTCTATGCCCATATGGTTATCACCACCAGTGAAAGTCAAGAAACTAGGTGTTGTACAAAAGATTATCATGAGTATATACGACGACGATGGCGGTATAGCAAAAGGATTAATAGACGGAGAACTTACTTCAAGGAGTTACATCACTCCAAACAACTTTGGATTGTTGGTCACGGGCAATCAACTACGATTATTGGGATCAACGGGTACAAATGTCAAGTCAGGCGGCGATGGATTCCAGACAGGAGCGAACGAGCCCAACAACTATGATCCATTTGAAACATTCGGTCCAGCAGTGAACTGGAAAGTTCTACTGGATCAGTATGGCAAGGTCACAAACGGCACATCACAGATTAGATTGACACAACCAAACGGAAACGAGATCATCGGAACCATAGCAACGTCAACGCTGGATGACACTATTTTATTGTACACAATCGACGGGGACACAATACCAAGCAACACGCTGACAGCAGTCAAGAAGATAATAAATCCTGCAACATTTGATCCAGGTACACCTGCCAACGGCGACAGGTACTTGATCATCAATGATGTTGGAGATAGCACAGCCAGTTTCCAAAGCCAAACCTGGGGAACTTTGATCGCCAACGTGGGTGACATTATTGAATACAACTCGTCTCAGAGTAAATGGTTAAAAGTGTTTGATGCTTCCAATCCAGACTCCACACTGCACTATGTTACCAATCTTAACACAGGAATACAGTACAGGTTCAATGGAACGGAATGGGTCAAATCATATGAGGGTGTTTACACACAAGGTAATTGGAGCATAGTGCTGGACGGTGGAGCAGATCCAGGATACAACTCAAGCCTTGACGCTACCACTCCATAATTGTTATAATATAGCATGAAAGAAAATATAGTTTGTTCAGGTGCCCTGTTCTATGCAACAAGCACTAAACGTTTCCTGTTCCTACAGAGAACTGATCGGAAAACACAAGGCATGTGGGGATTAGTTGGCGGTAAAAGCAAATTCACGGAGAGTGCTTTCGAAGGTTTGAAGCGTGAGATCGAGGAAGAAACAGGCAGTTTACCCAAGTTCAAGAAAGTGATTCCCTTAGAAATGTTCACATCAAATGATCAGAAGTTCTTCTTTCACACATATCTCATAGCCATTGACGCAGAATTCATACCAAAACTAAACTCGGAACATTCGGGATACTGTTGGACCGCTTTTGAATGTTGGCCCAAGAATCTACACATGGGTCTTAAAAATACACTCAACAATAAAAGTATAAAAGGTAAGTTGCAGACTATATTAGATTTAATAGTATAAGCACGGCTATCACACCATACAATACATATATCCTGTACAGCATACAGATTTTACATTCAAAACCCGTCAGCCAGAATCTCAGTTTCTTCTTCCAGAAATCCTCAAACACCATAACGATGCCTGTACACGCCAAACGCCTCGAGGCATTGGTGGTCGGATAGGTTGGTGTCCCACAGTGCTATCACACCGTAGTCGCCGTCCCAGTGACTGTCATAGGTGGTGTTCT